ATGACAATGGAACTGGAATCCCTAGACGCTAGCCGCCTCGTTGAGGTGCAAAAGGATGTTGAGCTGATTGAGCAGTGGGCAGATCGCAACGGCGTCACCTGCGATACGGCTCGTGCTTGGGCGAAGCGTGGTGTGCTCCCCACGATCAAGCTCGGCAAGCGCCGGATGATCAATTGTGTCCAGTTCCGGGCGTGGCTTCTTGAGCAGGAGTGGACGGCATGACCTTCTCTACTGATCGCGCGTTCCGCTCGCTGCTGTTCGCACTCGTCGCTGTCCGCTTGGGTGGCTCTGAAAGCACCCCTGAATTTCTGCGCAACGCAAAATTCGGCTCTGTCCAAGGCCAGCTAAATGCTATGCACGATCTCGGTGTTATCACCTGGGATCAGCACTGTTTGTTTACTGACTTACTGCTGAACGCCTCTGAAAATGCAGGGAAGCCGTTCCCCGATGAGCGCAACGTGGGTCCGGTAATGCCCTCCTACGTTGCTTATATGCGTCGTCAATCTCCGGTAAAGCCATCGACCCAGGTGCCTGCTGATGATCCTCCTAGCGAAGTATCTGCGCCTGCCTCATGCCCCGAACTGCGACTGTTGTGTTTGCTGGTCAAGGATCGCAGCGGCAACCTTCGCACCCTTCCGGTGCACACCATGCGGCCACTGCCGCCCCGCGTCGGTCCGTCTGGTCGATGGTCGCTGGCTGGTGACTCCTCGTTCGTTCTGCGCGAAACACACGCCGTCCGACCGACCGCCGAAGTACTGGCGCGTTACCTACCAAAGTGCCATCTCCGCCCCTGGCGATCTCTTTCCGTTCTAGATCAAGTGGAGGCTTGAATGATCCCGCCCCGCCTTGCACAAGTAGAAGACAAAGACGTTCGGTTTTACGTCGTCGCCCCATCGTCGGTGAAGTTGGCACTGAGTGAAGAAGCCATCAGCCGTGGAACTGACCTCTGGTCCCTGGGCGGCGCCGTTCTAGCTCAGTGGGTAGCGGCTGGCTGTCCTGACGGACTTTCTAGCACCGCTGAACCCTCATCCCCCGCCCCGTCGCCGTCGTCGTCGGTCGCGGGACCAAAGGAGCCCGAAGCCTAGCCCCTGCAAGGGCGCGAAGCGGCGAAGCGGACCCTTGCAGGGGCTAGGTGTAGGGCTACGGTCCTGAGCGACCGACGAGATGGCAAAGGGGCGAGGGATGAGAACCCCCCGCCCTTGAGCCTGAGACCGAGGGAGTGCTTTTGCTCTTGCTTTAGGCGCCGGGACGGCAAGAGCGACAGGGATCGTTACCCGTAAGGGCCAAGACAAAACAGCTTCATCGTTTTGGCTTGGTTCGCGAAGCGAATAGAGCCCGCCCCGTAAGGGGTCGCCAGTACAGAACACGAATCAACGCCAACGGCCAAGGCAATAAAGCCAAAAGAGGCCAATGGAAACAGCAAGCCCAAAGGGCAATTAGTGAGGAAGCATCAATGTTCGTAATCCCAGCAGCAACATCCATTACTAGCTTGTTCGTCATCAAAAAAGACTTCTACACGGTGAAAGACACTGGAGAGATTCGCGCCAACGTTCAAGCCCTGTCGCCTATCCCTGCTGGCAGTAACGGCAATGCCGAAGGCTTCGAAGTCACCGAGTACGCTGCTGATGCTGCTTGCCTGGATCAGATCGACCTCAGCCAAGGCCCGGTCGCCCTGACCTTCGAGAGCCAGATTCGCCCCATCACCAACCGTTTCGGTCGCACCACCAATACTCAAATGCTGGTCAAGGTCGTAACTGCTCAGCCTCAGCAACGCCCGGCTGCACAACAGCCGCCGCAGTCTTCCGTTAAGCCCGCTGACGCGGCCAAAGCTAACTAATTGGAGCGGCGGCCATGCTGAAAGTCGATCAAGTGCTTTGTGATGGTTGCGGAAACGACATGGGCAAGCTCATGGCGCTCCCCGCGCCGCAAAGCGACCTGCTGTCAGACCTCAGCCTGCCGCCTCACTTCGCCGTCTGCCCTGACTGCGAACCCACCGAACAAACCGTTGACCTTGAGCAGGCCGGCGAATGAAGTTTCTTGCCTGTGACGGTGACTGGCTGCAAGGCGTGGACGGCTCGCCTGTCTGCTCCGGCCAACTAGTTGCCCTCACGGTCGAGGAAATGCAGGGCCTCTACGGCTCTGCACTGACCTGGGACCAAGTCTCCGAGCTGCAAGGCGAAGCGATTGTTCTATTCGCCACCGTGTTCGGCTTCCTGGTCCTGAAAAAAGTCCTGAAACAGTGAGGTATCACCCATGCAACTGAACAAGCACTTCATCAAGAAAATCGGCGTTGGCGCTGCTGCCGCTCTCTCGGCTCTAGCCGGCTCCGTCTACGCCGCCGTCCCGGCCGAAGCCACTGCGGCGCTGGATACCGCTGGCACCGATGTTGGCACCATCGGCTGGGCGGTGTTCGCCGTGATCATCGCCGCGATGGCGTTCAAGTACATGCGCCGCGCCCTTTAACAGGGAACCGCGCACTGCATGTGCCGAAGCAAACAAACCCCGCTTCGGCGGGGTTTTCTCTTCCACGGAAACGCCAATGAGCTACGAACTGTACGTCCTGATCCTCACCACCCTGGCGTTTTATCTCGTGTTTTTTGGGCGGGTGTGAGCATGGCTAGATTTTTACTCGCCGCGGTTCTTCTTGTTTGCGGTCATCTTCCGGCTAGTGCCGATGATTACTATTTTTGGTCCGCTGGGGTTGGTCAGTATCCAGACCCCGAAGCCGCCTGTGCTGCATATCTGAACTCTATTGGTTATCTCCCTCCTTACAGGGTCGAGCCGGGCCACTACGGGTCTTTTAACTGTTTCGGCGTCTCCCCAAGGTGGGGCGACGAGATGCAAAACGGTGCAGCTCAGCGGTATGGATCATCCTGTCCGCCGGATACTGAGTACAACCCCGCTACAGGCGAATGCGTAGCCCCAAACCAGTGCGAAGCCACCATCGGTCAAACCATCACCCACGAACACAAGATGAAGGTAGCGGTCGGTCAGCCCACCATCGAGCCTCCGGACTCGGTCTGCGCCAATAGCTGCCAGTACTCGTTCGGCTATACCGCGGCTAGCAACGTCTACGTCTACAGCAGCGGCACCCCTTCTGGTGTCTTCGGCGTGTATAGCTATACCGGCAACGGCGTCCAGTGCAATGAAGACACCCGCCAGCAGCCAGGTGATCCGACCCAGAGCACCAACCCCGACGATACCCCGCCTCCTGACCCTGATAACAACTGCCCCAGCGGCTACACGTACAACGGTACATTCTGCTCGCCTAACACGCCGCCCCCTGATCCAACGGACCCCACCGACCCTACTGACCCCACCGACCCAAGTGACCCCGACGATGGTTCGGGTGGCGGTGGTTCCAATGGTGGCGGCTCTGACGGCGGTGGCTCAAACGATGGCGGCTCGGGAGACGGAGACGGAAGCGGGGATGATGGTGACGGATCAAGCGGCGGGGGCTCTGGCTCGGGGTCCGGCGAAGGAGAAGGTGAAGAAGAAACGGATGAAGATAAATCCAGCGTCGGTGGTGAACCCTGCGATGCAACCCTCAGCTGTGAAGGCGACGCGGTTCAATGCGCCATTCTTCGCCAGCAAAAGGAGCTGCGCTGCCACGCCGAAGAACAGGCTGACTTCGAGAAACACGAATCCGCCATCGAGGCCGCTGTAACTGGCGACCGGTTCCAGCTGGATGAAGGCTCCGGCGTCATCGACGTGCCGTCCTTTATCAACCAGGGCACCCGCTTTCTGCCTTCCGCCTGTCCTGCCGACGAGAGCTTCAGCCTGACCACTGCGGGCGGTCGCACTTTCCAGCTCAGCTATGAACCGCTCTGCCGCGCCGCCAGTGACCTGAGTGGCCTGTTCGTGGCCGTGGCTACCGTTCTTGCCGCCCTGTATGTAGGCCGCGGCGTAGGAGTTCAGTAATGCAATTTCTATTTATCGTTCAGATGCTGATCATCGTCCTCGGCCCGCTGGTAAAGATGGTGCTGAAAATGATCGGTTTCGGCTTTGTCTCGTACATGGGCTTCAACCTCATCATTGGCCAGGCGCAGGACTACCTGTTCGGACTGATTGGCGATATCGGGCCGGTCATCCAGGGCATTCTCGGGTTGGCCAAGTTCGATGTGGTGGTGAACCTGTATTTCGCCGCCATCTCGACGCGCTTCATCCTGGCGGGGATCGACAAGGCCACCGACCGTAAACGCAGTCAGGTCTGGCATAAGCCGGGCGGCACCTCTATCGAAGCCTAAGGAGGCGCCGTCATGCTCGTTATTCGTACCGGCAAGCCCGGCCATGGCAAGACCCTGAACACCATCCGTGAGGTGGACCAGAAGGCTCATGCCGAAGGCCGGGTCGTCTACTACCACAACATCAATGGCCTAAAGCCCGATCAGCTGCAAGCGCAGTGGTTCGAGTTCGAAGATCCTGAAAAGTGGTTCGAGCTGCCAAACGATTCGATCATCGTCGTGGACGAAGCGCAGGGCTGGTTCGGCGCCCGCGATCCACGGGCGCGGCCACCGGAGCACATCACCCGCTTCGAGACCATGCGCCACCAGGGCCATGAGGTTCACCTCGTCACCCAGGACCCGCGTTATCTCGATGTTCACCTGCGCCGGCTGTGCAACTCCCATATTCACTACTGGCGCGTGTTCAAGTCTGCCCAACTGCTGCGCTTCGAGTCGGAAGTGGTGGTGGAAAAGGTCGAGCTGAAAACCAGCTTCAAGGACGCCGACAAGAAGTCGCTGCGCCTGGATAAGCGCTACTTCGGCGCCTACACCAGCAGCAACGCCAAGCACCACTTTCAGGCTAAGGTGCCGACCAAGTTCATCTTGGCCATCTGCGTGCTGATCGGTGCGGGCATCCTCGTCTACCGCGCCTATGAGCGCTACAACGCGCAACAAACCGAGCTCGAAGCGGCCAGCAGCGCGCCGGCCGGGAGTATGGTCGATCAGGTACGGGATACGGTCGGGTCGTTTATCCGGCCAAGCGCTGCCGATGACGAACAATCGGCACCGCTCACCGTCGAGCAGTACCTGGGCAAGCGGGTCCCGAGGGTGCAGGACCTGCCAGCATCGGCGCCGGTGTATGACGGCCTGACCGGCCCGCAAGCCTTCCCGAAACCGATCTGCATCGCCACCACCGATCGCGATCTGATCGCCCGCAACTACAAGCGCATGCAGGTGGGCGACAGCGATGAAGGGTTGACGGGGTGCCGATGCAACACCCAGCAGGGCACCCGCCTGGATGTGTCGTTTCGCTTCTGTATGTCGGTCGTGCAGAACGGCTACTTCGACGACACCAAGCCCGACCGTGGCTCGCCGCAGGACATGCGCAACCAGCCACCACCACCGACCACCGCACCGGCCTATCAACCGAGCCAGCAGCAAGCGGCTACCACGCTTACGCGCGTGCCCTACGAGAAGGGGCGTTTCCTGTGGTGATGAGCGGGTTTGCACGCCGGGCGAGGAACGAGCCGGCGCGCAAACCCCGCTCTGTGACGTCCCTGTAGCACGTCAATAACACAACTAAGCAAACGGTCATTAACGGTCAATAAGGGTTAAACATGGCAAAGGATCAAATTCGGGTTTTGTTCGGTGCGGATGGCGAAGTGACGGAGAGCCCGAAGGGCCGCTTCTTTTTTGATAGTCATCTGGCGAAATTCACCGACCTGTCAGGTGTTCGCTTGCTGCGTTGTGGCGTCGATACCGTTCGCCAGCTTTATGAGGGGCTGCTACGGCCCGAACTGCTGGCGTTGTTCGGTGATAAGCCGGGCATGGTCGATTTCGCTGGCTATCGCTTTCATGCTTCTCGCGTTGGTCGTGACAGCGGCTACCAGTTCAAGCTACAGAACGCTGACCTCGGCCTGATCCTGTTGCTCAAAAACTTCAACCGCAAACTGGATGCTATCGGCCCTCATCTCAAAATCGAAGTGTCACCCCACGCGATTGATGCTCACGAGCCCGAACGCCTTCAGCAGCTGATGGATCGTTTAGCTGGTGAGGCCATGACCAAAGTGACGCCTAAGCAATGCGCTGTGCACCTTGCCGCTGACTTTCAGGGCTGGAATCCATCTGAAGAATTTGTCGCCAGTATGCATTGCAAGGCGACTTCGATTCGTAGCTTTGACGGCATAAGCCGTTTCGAGTGGGCTGACAAGTCTGCGGCCTATGGGCGCGGTCAGTCGTACCTGTTTGGCTCTGCTGGCGCGTGTCAGCTCGGCGTCTACAACAAAACGCTTCAAGCTCGTGCCATAGATAAGCTCGACTTTTGGGAAGGTGTCTGGCGTCGCAGGGATAGCTTTGACGAGGGCGACCCGGACAATTACAACCCTGAGCAACCTGTCTGGCGGGTAGAGTTCCGCTTTCATCACTCCATCATTGACCAGTTCGCTGCTGGAAGCTGCTCGACGGCTTCCGGACAATTCATTGAAACGCGCACTTTTGCGGAGTTTGCGCCTCATCTCGATGGCCTCTGGCGCTACGGCTTTACACGTTTTCAGCTGATGGCACGTCCGGGCTGGCTTGAGCCGATTTGGACCCTGTTACGTGACGATCTAACGGTTGAAACGGGCGTTAGCTCTTTGGCTGATGAGACCTTCTATAAGCGCCGCTACAAAAGTGCTCGTGGCTTCTCCGGTAAAAACATCGACCTCATGATTGGCAACGCCATCACGCTCGCTGCGCGGCAAGGGCTGGACGCAAAAAAGACCTTTCAGGCTCTTAAGAGCCTGCCCTTCTGGCCCCTGATCCGTACCTACTACCGCGACAAAGGCATGACGCCTCAGCATGTGCGCGCCATGATTGGTGAGCGATTGGAGGAACGTACTGTCCGATGGGGGGTTGCTGTCTGATGGCCATCGAGCAATTGCCTGATGGCCGCTGGAGAGTCGATGTTGAGCCCATCAAGGGCAAGCGGTTTCGTAAGACGGTCAAAACCAAAGCTGAAGCTATTCGCTTTGAGGCAACCTGTCGCGCTGACTGCATTCAGCCGCGAAAGTGGAACCCTAAGCCTCTGGATAATCGCAAGCTCAGCCAGCTGATTCAGCGTTGGTATGACCTGCACGGCCATGCCATCACAAGTGGCAGACGGCGCGCCAATATGCTTCAGCTCATGGCTAAGCGGCTGGGTGATCCTGTGGCTCGGACGCTGACGGGCGCGGATGTTGTCAGCTTGCGTCGGCGGGAACTGGAGTCCGGTGCCATGCCTAAGTCGGTCAATAACCGGCTGTCGTTCCTCAAGACGGTTTATAACGAGCTCTACCGTTTGGGCGATATCGACTACCCGAACCCATTGGCGAAGGTAAAGCCGATCAAGCTCCAGGAAGCCGAGCTCTCGTTTCTCCAGGTCGATCAGATTCGGACGTTGCTCAACGCGCTGGACAAAAGCCGCTCCAGGTGCGTCCGGTTGATCGCTGAAGTTTGTCTGGCTACTGGTGCTCGATGGTCTGAAGCCCAGGGGCTACGCCTTGAGCGTGTGAGGAATGACACGGTGACGTTCGTCAATACCAAGTCCAAGCGGGTCCGCACGGTCCCGATCAGCCCGGAGCTAGCCGGTCGGGTGAGCGCCTACCTGGCAGCTAACGGGAGCTTCTCAATCTCAATGAGGGCGTTTCGTAACGGACTCAAGGCCAGTGGGATTGTGTTGCCACGCGGTCAGGCCAGCCACGTTCTGCGGCATACCTTCGCCAGTCACTTCATCATGAATGGCGGAGATATCGTCACGTTAAGCAAAATCCTAGGGCACTCCTCGTTGGTCGTTACCATGCGCTACGCGCACTTGTCGCCGTCGCACTTCAAGGAGGCTGTCAGGTTCAATCCGCTGGATGGTTTCGACACTTCTTCGACACGCGCGGTAGAGGCTTCAAACAAAAACCTTGAAAATCAACCACTTGGCGCGGAATCACTGTAG